CTGTATTTTGAAACGTATAAAGTGGATCCATCCTACCGTATATCTGCTCCTCGGCCCAATTTGACGTAAAAGTATCCGTATAGTCTGTCAAGATGGATTGAAAGGTCTCGTGCGCTCCAGTAAGGACATGCGTGAATTTTATCTGCCATCCCCATTTATTTTCCAATTCTTTTCTATAACTACCTGGCATTATTGTGACCTCCCTTGCTTATATAATTATCCCAATGCATAAAAATCGTTATTCATTAGTGATATAGTGGACTTTGCCACGGTTCTTCCGTCTAATTTAATGACTATTTCTTTGCCTGCTGTTGCTTTGGACATCAATTCAATTAACTTATCTAACTTATTTGCTACGAGACCACCTTCCTTCACTCCGATCAGCTGATCTGATGCATTTGCATTTACCATAAAATCATCTACTTTTGGTGCGTCAGACTCAATCCCCATCATTGTAGCCCGATAGTGGGTTGGGGTTATTCCTTTCGCTTTTCCAGCAGCTTTGTTCGCTGCTTGATTCTTAGCAGATGCCTCTTGAACTTTCTTATTTTTGCTTCCAAGGGCAATACCACCTTGAGATTTAGATTTTCTTGCCTTAGAAAAAACCTGGCCGCAATGACCACCGACGCCAGGGGGCATCTTTCCATTCTCTGAACAATAATTATATTGCTGTTGCATAGACAAGGAGTCCCAACTGGATTGCGCTTGCCTATTAATTCTACGCTTTCCTGAAGCGTGTTTTTTGTGGTCTCCTCTGATGCCTTCGCCCAGAGTTTTCATGATGCCAACCTTTCTAAGTGCTTTGGGTCCGAGCATCTGTCCTATCTTCGCGCCTGCGATGGCAGCACCAACACCAGCACCAATTACCGCAAGGGTTGTTCCGGCTAATCCTCCCAGCATGGTGCGTATCGAAGTTTTTTTCAAAAAACCACCAGCACGTTTAAGCAAACTTGTTCCTGTCTTTTTTATATTTTGCGCGGGGCTGATACCTCCTTTAGGAGTGGCACCGCCTCTTTTTCCTCCTGTGACAGAATCAAGAACACTATCAACTACGCCGCCGGTTGCTCCACCAGGCATTTCATTAAAATTGGTAACATAAACTGGTGTTCCACTCTTGACCATGTCGGATGCGCCGCCGAGTATTTTCCCCATTAATGGAGATTTCTTAGACACAGCATCAATGCCTTTCTTCAGGATGCCGTCGGCTGCGCCTTTTGCAATAATTCCTTGAGCGACGGTTGCACCGACACTGAGTGCCGCACCACCAGCCTTGACCGCCCACGTATTTTCTGCAAGTGCATCCTTCAGAAAACTCATTGCCTCCGTCATTTTCCCGGCCATCAATTCTTGATTCTTTTGAGCTTTTTCCTGACTAGTCATCGCAGCCTTATTGGTTTTGTCTACGTCTTTTGCAGTTTTAGTTGAATTTTTCTCAATGTCTGCCATTCTTATCGTTTCTAATGTTAATCCCTTGTTGGAATTTATCATCTTCTGGATATCTGCAACGTCCATCCCCATAGCTGATGCCAAGGCTCTCTTCGTACCTCGAACATCCGAGCCGCCGCCCTTTAGATCAACCTTTGACGCTGACATCGCCTTGGCAATCATTGCAAACTTTTCATCATCGGAAGCTTTCATTATCGCTAGAGCATCCAACCGGTCTTCGCCCCTCAATTCCAACATCGCGTTAAGGCGACCAGATGCCTCTGCTGCGCCTTCGATAGTGTCTAGTTTCGCGCCGACGTCTAGCAGTTTCCCAACTTCAATTCCAAGTTTTTTAGATGCTCCTAACATTTTTGAAAAATGTTTCATAAAGGCACTGCCATAAGCAGCAAGATGACTGCGGCTTTGCTTAAATGCTTGCCCAATAGCTTCTGGAGATTGCTTCATTGATTGTGCAAGATCTAGCAACTTAAGATTGTTCTTACTCGCCTCTTTCGCAGTCTGACCCATTGATTTTACAAAAAAGGTGAAGTTTTCAGCTGAAGTGCGAGCAGACATTCCCGCCTTGTCTAACAATGCATTTGTCTTGGATAAATCATTTATGGTATCCTGAGAAAGAGAATTGAAATCCATATAAGATTCGTTAAGTGCTATTTGAGCTTTTGACATCTCGCCCGAAGCTATTGTCACAGAGTCAGTTTCCATGGCAACCCTTTTCATCTGCTCTCCGAGATTAAAAGATCCATCAGTAACCTGTCCGGTTGACCTGTACAAGTCTTGGTTGCTTTGTTGGACCTTTTCCGCTAAATCGGATGCTCGTTGAAGTTCATTATTAAACTGGTTAAGAGGGTCGAACAAATTTCGGAATTTGTTTGCAGCGTCAGACTGCACAACATTCATCAAAGCAGTTTTAAACTTATTCGTTCCTGCGGAGGCGTCATCGGTTTTCGATTTAAAGATAGACATTGCGGATTGCAACTTGGCAGAAGCACCCAAGAGCGAAGTACCCGCATCAGACGCATTGAAATAACTTAAAGATAAATTGTTAACAGTTGATCCCAGTACACTGTTAATCTTGATTGATTCCTCTTGGGCAGCAGTGTAAGATTTGAGTTGCTGTTCAAGATTTATGAGGTTTTGTAATTCTTCTTTGTCGGCCGCATCTAATTGTTCTTTTGCTGCCAATTCGCTATAATTTTGGTTAAGGATCTCCTTTTTGTGAGAGATCTCTTTTCGCACAGATTCTTCTTTTTTGCCACGCAATTTTAAGATTTCTTGTTCTAATGCGTAAGACTTCTTATCTTGCTCAAACTGGTCCTTCTTTAGCTTGTTATTAATTGCAGAGAGTTCGTTTTCTCTTTCTAATTCTTCTGGTGTTTTGTTGTTATCGTCGGCCATTTTTTAATACCTCGCTTATTTAAATGGCCAGACTAAGCCGGTATCTTTTTCGAAGTTTTTAACAGCACCGTCGAGTCGGTATCGACTCTTATACGTCGCAGGATTGTTAAGCCCATGCTTGTTGTAGGCAATAACATAGTCCTTTTCAGCGGAAAGGGCGCGAGTGAATCTATCAACCTGCATGGGGGTTCCTCTTATCGTAGCAGGGTAATAAGTGCCTGTCATAATAATATTCATCAGTCGTTGAACCTGTGCTGCCATCTGATTCATCGCTAACTCGTTAAGACTTGTAAAGTCAATTATAATTTCATTAGTCTTGTCTGACAAGATAATTCCTCCGTCTTTAGATGTATCCCATCAAGTTAAATAGTTGTCATATAATAAAATAGGGACCACTAAGATCCCTATTTTACTTCTTCTTTGAGGCTTTTTGCATTTCGTCGCTCTCAAATTCAAATTGTTTCTGTAATCTTCGTAGAAACCATCTTCTGATTTGGATTGAAAGATTGTATGCCTCTGTGAAGCTCCAACCTCCATGATACTTTAAAGCAAATATCTCCTCATAAACGTTTTCAATATATTCGTTACCCAGGCCAAAAGAACTCGCCCGTAATGGGCACCTCCGTTTCCATTGTATGACCACAATGATGGCATTCGGCGTCCTGTTTGAAGACTACGTTGGGCATTACCCTCTTATAGGCGTCTCTCATGATTTTAGAATCTGATGCAGGAAGTACGTCAACAAACCTATTAATCTGATCGGGGTCGGTAACTCCATTCGCGCTGAAAATCATCATTTTCATCATGTCTGTTAGTCCCGAATCTGGAAGTCCATTTCTTTCCTTCATCTCTCTCGTCTTTTCTAACTTCAATTCGTCGGTACCGGTAAGGGCACGTATCTCTACTAGAATTTTAGTTTTAGGTAACTCCACTTCTGCAGTGCCATTTTCTGTGAATTTAACATCGTCAGCTTCATCAATGGATGTATAACATTCATTGTACTTGGATAAATCAAATTGAAATTCAAAATCTTGATTGCAGTTCTGACACGCAACTTCTGCATCATAAGCAGCACCGTAACCAGTAATACGAGCGGCATACATTAGTGCGTTTTTGTCACCAATCAACAAACTGTCTGATACTACATCCTCTTCTATAATGATGTTGTCTAACATCTTGTTTATCGCTAGACCTTTTCTTAGAAGGGACTGAGAAGACAAAATGTCTTCTTCCTTTGCTGTCATGTGACGGATTTCGACCGTTTCTTTACCGTGTAAAGGATGACCAACAGGGTAGAGTCTCCCCTTTGAGGGGAGGTCCACAACTTCTGTTGGTATCGAAAAATTTAGTAAAGATCCGCCCGAAGACTTTTCCATGACTGGATCTGGTGGGGATGCTGAATGTTTTCTTCTTGCTTCGTTTCTCTTATTCGACAAACTTTCCTCTCTTTCTTAACCTTGTCTATTATAGCATTATTTGAATGAAATTAAATAATTATTTTTGTTTTACCTTTTTTTCAGCCCTTTTGAGCGTGCGACGGTCAGACCTGAATTTGAGATTGATCCGTCATCGAGCCCTGGAGAGAATCCAGCCATGCCTTTGCCGACGGAAACATCGCCGACGCCAGATACGGTTGCCCAATCATATCTGAATGTGACTTCAAGATTGATTAGATCATCCGACTCATAATCGGCCTCGTCGAAGTTGACGGACTTGATCCAGGGATTCCAAAAAGCCCACTCTTCTACGATCTCACCTTTAGCATCGAGTTGTGCCATAAACAACTTGCCGCCGACAGCTTCTACAGCTGCCTTCTTTGTTATGGTCTTAGGGCTTTCCAGGTTTATTCCATCAGGAGTAACATACCCACTGTTGTCTAATAGCTTCATCAGCGTTTTCGATGCATCCGGATGCAAAGGATCTGCTATAGTTACACTCATCTCGTCATACTCTACTCTACCCGGAAAGTAAAACTTATAATTTAAAAATACGTGCTCTGCCTCCGTGACAGTCACGGTTGGACGACTGGCCTTTTTGAGCAACCAGTAAGGGATTCCGTTAAATCCCATAATCCATCTAAATTTTCTCTTTGGCTCAATTGAATGATCGCTCCAAAATCTTCGGTTTCCCATCTGTGGTGTCCTCCTAGTTTTCTCTACAACTTTAACTAGTCATATTATATTGTTTATTGCTGCTTTTAATCATCAAAAGCCGCGCCTTGGTTCGTAACAATAAAATCTATCGCAATGAATTCCAAAGCCTTCGCTGGCTTTATGAAGATCTTGGCATACATGATGTTTCTATCAATTAAATCAGGAGTTGTCGTAGTTCCGTCAAGAACAACCTTATACTCCTGAAGCCCAAAACCAGACTTTACCTGCTGAAGGAATGGTTCTACCTGACCTCGGAACCTATTCCAAGTTGCCTGCACATTCTGTTCAAACAGCAGTCTTGAGGCAATTCTGGAAATTTCCTTCTTTAGGTACACCATTAGTCTTCTGACATTAATTCTGTCAAGTGCTGAAGGCGTTGCCTGTAGCGTCTTTTGTCCGAAAATCACAATCCCCTCTGCCGGGAATGATGCTATCGGATTAACTTGGTTCTCATATAGATCGTCTCTATCCTTGGCAGACAATCTTTGCGATACCGCCAAGACCGGCACACCAGCGGAGCCTTCACTTAGACCGCCGCGGGTGAACCCTGCAGGAGCGAACCAAAGTTCGCCGACCCTCTGGGTTGATGCCATTGTGCCGAGTGCTACAACTGACGGTGGTACCCAAACCTGTTGTGCGTTAATATCATCGTAGATCTTTACCCACGGGAAGTAAGCACAGCCGTAACTCGTGTTTAGCCCTCTCTGTGACAGGGTGTTAACACAGTCTGTAACATTATTATTTGTTATTCTTGTCTTAAAGTTGGCGGTTGTTTCTGTTGATGGTTGATACCCGCCTTTCTCCAAGTCGATAACTGCAAGGGCGTCTCCGCGGTCCTCGCAGACCCTTAATACGTGGTCTGTGATGAGAGGCTCACGAATGCCAGGGACTGCCATTAGGTTGATATCTACAACCTCTGGTTCTGCCACAGCATCGATGGCGCGCTTCAATGAGTTTGCCGCGTAATTGTTCTTAAACGCCACTCCGGAAGCACCGACAACGTGATTGCCAAAAGGTGCTCTCTCCTTGATGTTCAGACCGTCGAAACCACCATACATCGGTGAAGTAAACTTGGTAAATCCGGTCTTAATCAATTCCGTCCAAGAGCCAGACCCCGCGCCCATTCTAAGTGCAGTATAAGAAGTAGCTGCTTTTCTAGATCCGGACTGGTAGAACGCTGTCTTAACGCTAGTGGCCGCCGAATTGGCTGCGATAACGTCGTCTAGCGTGAATATAAAAGAATATTCAGTGTTGTTGCCTGGGTCATATGTATCTGCTGCTATTCCTTGACCACCCCTTACAATGTCCAGATAAGACTCATCAAATCTAGTGCTTGTGGGTGACCTGTAAGTGCTGACTCCGAAGTGAGCCATCTTGTCGTTTCTTAATCCCTCTGCAGAAGCAGATCTTCTTAGGGGAAGTGACGGGAACACAACCGATGCGACAGATGATGCTTCACCAGCATAAACTGTGTGAGAACCAGTTGTTGCAGATGCGAAAATCCCGTTACACTTAAAAGGAATTGCGCCTAATCCTCCAGACAAAATCGCGTTACGTGAACCAGAAACAAACAGCGAACCGGACATCAATGCGCCCTCTACGCCACCGTTAGGGGTTGCGTTTCCAGCGTTGATAGCGTGAACAGTTGATCCGGATAATTCTCCAGATGTAACAGCTGTGAGAGTGAATCTCTTATATCTAGGTGGACCGTAGAACCCAAATGGCAAATATGCCGGATCTGATATTCCCTCTTCCACATCTGAATCTAATTCAACTCTCACAAAACGAGACTGATTTGGCCAAGTCCCGTAAGTTCTATATCGCTTATCTGTCTCATCCCATTCTTGATATTGGTCACCTATCTTTGCACCAATAAAATTATTTGAATTAGGATTCAAGTTACATTGACTAAATCTTTCTAAAACCTTTCGCTGTCCGTCGTGATCCCTTGTGTATCTCAAAGTGACAGAAAAAGACCCATATGGATCCACGTCATTTGGTGCGCGGTGATCACTTATTGAAACCTTAACATTTCGGGAAGACCATTCGCCGTCCTCCAAACCAACAATCCTAAATAATTTTTGTTGTTTTGCTGCATCAAACTTAGTTGTGTTGCTTGAAAGGTCTTGACCAAAAAACCATCCTGTTTTAGCAGGTTGTGTACTTATCTGGTTTGATCCCCAATTATGAGTTGTGCTCTGTAATCCAACAATACACCCATAAAGCGTGGGGTCCGCGCCCAACTCGCCCTGATGAAGTGTTCCAGATCCGTGCAGATCTTTCGCGTGCCGGTCAAATGTCTCTCCCAGAAAATACTTTTTCGAGTCACTGACTGCGCTGCCCATGAGGGTTGGATTTGTATTGAAAACCTTTCTTATATATTTATCGCTATTCCTATCAAAATTAAAAGTGACCTTCTTGCCAACGTTCGCATTATCGAAAAGAACAGTTGTGAACTCCATCGTGTCGGTGTTACTTGCCTTAAAGAAAATGGAATTACCGGCGGCGGCAGTATTGCCTGCGCCCAGTTTACTCGCTGCTTGCGATCCTGATCGGTAGGTCGCTCGTTGTCCCGCTATAAAGGTACCCGAAAGCTCGATAGCACCTGCATCGAAATACCAAACCGCCGCCAGAGAACCAGTGGTTCTTGCTTTAGCTCTACTACTCTTAGCACCCAAGTTTCTCCTGTCGCCAACATACGATCCTTCAAAATCGTATTGGTTGGACCCCGAAGAAAACAGGAATAGTCCAAAAGCACCACCGTTTCCTGATGGGGTTACATCCGTTCCTGCAGCATGAGAGTTAGAGTGTTTCCATCCTGCTTCACCTCCCGCGACCGCTGAGTCGTGTGCCTCTCCGAGTACTCGCACCACAGTAACGGGTGCTGAATTCCTCAGATACGCCATGGCAGCGTATGCTGCGTATGTAGGGGCAAGATAATTGCCATCTCTCCAAACGTCACCGCCTCTACCACCGGCAATTGGATTTCCAAATATTTCTACGAATTCACTCATTGACCCAACAGTGACGGGTCGGTTACTGGGTCCTCTTTCTAAGCGACCAATTATTGCAGGACCGAGAACCCCGGGGGCGGGCCCGGGTTGTGAGTTATCAATTTCATTAATAAAAACTCCAGGTGAGACGAATTTAAATCTATCAACGGACATATTTTATTTCTCCTTAAAAAACAATTTTTTGACAAGAATCGACTAATCTTTAAACTTCTTTCTTAAATAAATAGTATTCTAGAACCCGAAAGGTATCGTTAATAAATGATACAAATAAACAAAAAGGGGGAGGCTACGGCCTCCCCCCAGATGTTCTCTCTTTAGAAACTATTTCTTATGAATTAGTTCCCGAACCAGAAAGATAAGTAACAGTAAGAACATCGTCGGAATCCAGCGCAAGATCTGTGTGAAGCAGAACCTTGTATCTGTTAGCCGAACCAGTTACCAAGTGGTAATCGGTCGGACTTCGGTGTTGGGCTGAAGCCGATAGTGCGTTACCAATATGATCACCGTGTAACAACAGACCGTTCAGATAGACCATTATACTACCTGACATCGGTTGCGCACCCAAGGATGCGGTTATGTACGGAGTTGGTACTGCGTTAGTAGCATGAAGCCCCTTCATTGGCACAGACCCCGATATGTTCGAGCCATCGGCTCGGACAAACGTATGTTTTCTCCAACCGACACTAAGTCGACCAGAGGTATATGTGATACCACCGTTTGCATCGGTCTTATTAATAACAACGTCTGAATTCAACTTTGCCTTAGTTACTGACAGTGCTCCAAGCTTTGCTGTCGTGACTGCTGAATCAAGGATAGCGGCAGTCAAAACCGAGCCAGTTTGCATATTGTCCTGAGTTACAATACCTGTACCATGCAACTTGTTGGTGGTCACTTCGTGGGCAGTAACTGCTGACCCTGAAACGGTTCCTCCGATAGTTGCTGCCGAACCCGTAAGTCCACCAGTTGTACTGTAAATAACTGCCTTGCTGCCGACAACGGTTGCAGCAACAGCACCGTCAGTTAAGTTAAGCTCGGCTGCAGTTGCAGACACGAGCGTACCACCAAGTTTAAGACCGTTAGTAGCATCATGAGACGCAATATTGAAGTCATACGCACCGTCCAAGACAGTAATCGTTGACGCCGCAGTGTCAAAAAAGTCAATTACCGTAGTCTCAGTATCATTGATCGCTGCCCTAAAAAGAACAGCACCATCAGTCGTATCCTTGGTAACGTCTTTAGCTCTAGCAACGATTGAACCATACTCCTTTTGATTGGAAGCATCGTCCATACCTGAGAAGTAAAGACCACCCAAGTAATCATCGTCTGCAGGGGAATTACTAGCATTGTGCAACACAAAGCTTGGTATGTTACTTCCTGTGACAAGACCACCAGCACCGTTGTTAGCTGCCAAAGTCGACAGCCTAAGACCATTATCAGCATCATGAGTCAACGTGATATCCTTATCTGAACCAAAGTGGATTACAGCTGCGTCCGACAATAACATGATATCGTCGCCGATAACTGCATCCCCAGCTACACTCAAACCACCGTCGGTCTGTAAAGAACCGTCAGTTGTAGAGGTTGCTGCTGTGGTATCATCTGTTTTAAGGATGCCGCTGTAAGTACCAGTTGTGCCAGCAACAGCGGCAAAGGTGCCAGCAGCTGCCGAGTTGGCACCAATAGTGGTACCATCAATAGCACCACCGTCGATGTCAACAGCGTCAAGATATCCTGTACCGTCAATATAAAGGTCCTTCCACTTCGCGCCAGAGGCACCAAGATCGTTCTTATTGCTCTGGAGTGGACTAAGATTTGAGATTAAGCTAGCATCGACCTGAACAGTACTTGTCATTCCTCCAAACACAACATTGGCTGATGAAGTAAAAGAAGTTGCATTGATTTGTTTCGCAACAACCTTGTCAGTTGTAGTCGTGTGGAACGTACCTGCAGCACCAGAAACTAGTGTCGTGCCGGTTATGGACACGCCTTGCACTGTGGATGTCGAAGTTACATTACCCACCGCTATGTGTCCTAGCTCTGCTCTCTTCGCCTGAACGAGAGAACCAGAAACCGAACCAGTAACACCAAAACGCATACCAGCCTTTCCAAGAGCTGCCTGAGTGACGGAGCCAGACTTGAAGCTAGCACCTTCCTGTCCGTCGACGTTAACCATCAACGAGTCACCAGTAAGAGTCCTGGAACCAAGAGTCAATGACATCAAAGGTGCGGAACCAGTACCAGCAACGCCGACTTTACCGCCAAGCTGAAAACCAGCTCCGACATAATCGCCTGGAGTGGATCCCGAAACACCTGCAATAATCAAGTTATCCTTGATTTCCAAGGAGTCCTTTGTGATTGTGCGAGAAACGATCTCGTCAACTTCAAGGCTATTAATATAAGCAGCAGAAGCTGTCAAATATTGGAACTTGGCTGTTGAACCTGCATAATATGTGGTACCACCATCAAAGTAGAGTTTACCACCGGAGACTTTCTGCTTCATGTGACTACCATCAAAACTCAAAATATCTGTCGAACCAGAATAAACTGACATCGTTGAAGTACCGGAAGTTCCCAGGAACCTGATATTGTAGTAGTCGCCTCCCAGAGCACCTGCATCACTGATCTCTAGTCGACCATCACCGATAACACGTTGAGGTTGGCCAGTAGCAGTAAAATAACCTATCATTGCGGTCTGCGCTGACGAGTCCATAAAATAAGTTGCTCTCGTCGAATCGAGAATGATATCCCTTCCACTTTCTATCTCAAGATCGCTAACTGTCTTAATCTTTAACTTGCTTGCAGCGTCTGAATAGATATAAGAACCGGTGTCGCGGAACATCAATGCGCCGGATTGGGGCACCTTAAGACCGAAGCGACCTGTACCGTCAGTAAAGATGGTATGACCAATTTCAATAGCCTGCATTCCGCTGGTTGCGTTATATGCTCTAAGTAACAAATTGGTTCCGCCACCTGTGCTTGGACCGGCGGTGATTGTTAATCCGCCGCCGCTATCGCCGCCAGTAGAAAATGCCGCGATCTGGGATCCGTCTTGCATAAAATCAATTTGAGTGTTGCCATCAAGCATAACTTTGGAGTCATTTACCATGAGGCGCGACTTATTAGCTCCGTTCGATCCAGACGCACCAATGATGACTGCGCCGTCTTCGTTAAGACCTTTGCCACCTGCTGAAATATATAAGAAACGTGACTTGGTTGAATGTATTCTCGGCGTTGATGTTGAAGCAGTATATGCTCCAGGTTCCGCGAAATACAGCTTCATAGCGTTACTTGCGGTTAGATCAAATCCACCGGCAGCGATATGACCTTTAACAGATCCGCTACTCAGATTGTCCATTGTGACACCACCTATTTCTATAAGTTTAGTGCCTATTCTTGTTCTTGCCATTTTTAAATCCTCCTATTTTTTTGATTTATGGCTGAACTTTTAATTAATGATTTATAAAATTGTAACTGGGATTGGAGTGAATATTTAATTCATTTAAATTTTAGGTGAGATGGAATAAATTAACTGGACTTAAATAAATATGTTATGAATTTACGAAAAGAGTATTTTCTTTAAATTTCGGACATTATTATCAAACTTACAAAAATCTGAACTTAGAAATTCTATTGATCTCTCCTTGCATTCTTTTAGGTTTTCAAATTCAAAATAGAACCTTCCGCCCTCAAGGCGATGACACTGTAGCAGCTTAATATTAAACATTTGTAAATACGCTGCGATTCCAATGTCAGAAGTCGTGTACGTTGCGTCTTTTTCCTCTTTTGTTTCCATGAACTAATTAGATTCCCTCTTAATGAAAGATGCCTTTTGTTTTCCGTCAGGAGGAAGATTTAAAACATATGTCGCTTTCACGTCTAGATTGTAAGATTCTTGCAAGCTTTGCAAAAAGGTTTGTAAAGATTTTTGGTTTTCTTCGATTAACTCCAAAAGAAGCTCTTTGTCGGATTCATAGTTTTGTTGTAATAAGCCCAACCTTGCTATCTCCATAGATATTATATGCTGCCTAGACCTTATTTCTTGAAGATTTTCATCTGATATCTCTACTTCAGAAGGGTATTCTATTACTTCCGGCACGGGTTCCGGTGCGGGCTCCGGTGCGGGTTCTTTTTTCTCCAATTTCGTAACTAACTTGCCATCTTTAATTGTTCCTCCCTTAAAAACAGTGCTTGTTTCCGCAGGATCTTCTTCTATAAGAACGTCTAAAGCTCTTGACGCCTTTTCGCTAAAGCTTGGATCTGTTTGTTTAATTTGTTCAAGTAAGTCAATCAATTTATCTAGCGCAGCCATTATTCTCTCTCCTTTTAATGTAGTATTATGGTTTTTTCCACATAATAAATAGAGCCCCTACGCAGCTTTAACATAACTTATTACAAGATTTTCATTGGTCCCCGGGGGGTCATCAGAATTAAATTCGATTGTAGTATCATTTGTAACTGTGTAATCGTTACCGTCGCCCAATAACATTAAAATACCATCTCTAAACACCATTTGACTGCCGATAACAAATTCCTCTGAAACGGTAAATGTTGTTCTAGAGCCGTTTGGGGTTTCCTGAAAGCTCTGATTCGGCGCATATCTCGTTGTTGTGATTGTTCCTGCAGTTGTAGTTGTTGTAGTCGTCGTAGTCCCTCCTCCGCCTGTGCTCTCTGCCCCTCTATCAAAAACAAATGGAGTGATTACCTGATCAGGTTCTCCAATGGGGGTAAGTTTTGTAATTCCTGCGAGACCATAAAACCTTCCTATCTCTGTTTCGGGAGAATCGCCAAAAACTATTCTTTCTCTTGGTATTTTGATATCAACTGCATTCTCTCTTATCGAATATATCGGTTGAGACTGATTTTTACCCTCCCCTATCAAATAGGCCAGGACTTTTATTTCTATTGTCGTTTCCAGCTGTCTTTCTTTAGATGTAAAAGAAGCGAAATTATTATTTTGTGAAAAATCTTGCTGTATAAATCCCTCATATCTGTGTCCATGCCTAGAAATCAAAATATAATTAACTCCACCAGGCTTTGTTAAAAAAGGAGTTATTAATTGATTCATTTGCTGTTGATATTCTGTACGTAAAGTGATCTTATAAGACATTTCCACATAAACAGGCATCGGAATGCTTATAGTTTCATATACTATTTTGTTGTTGCGCATTCCTGGAAAGTTCACTTGTCCCCTCTTTCGCTGTGCGTCGGCATTTGCGAAATTAGACGATTTATCTTGTTTGATTCTTCTTGCGATCTTTATAGACCCGCCTTTCTCATCATCGTGAGGAACAACGTTACCCCAAACTGCGCCTTTCTTGCTTAAATCCTTCACTATGTTGGTTCTTTCCACTGCAATGATCGGAAGTATTAAAGCACCAGTGGCATCCCTGAAATATACGTCTCTTTTCGCCGCCAAACTTCTTTCTGGGGATACCCAAGTAAGCTTTACAGGCTCGAACCCATTCGGTGTCATTGTGTGTAAATTTAAATCTTTAACATAGTCCAACATTGCCGCGTCAACATTTTCAATATCTGAAGCTCCGAAGCGAATTGGAAATTCTTGATCCGAAGGAACACCGCCAAGCATAAAATCATTTATTTTATGCATCGGACCACCCCGGAAGGTTCTGGCGACCAATAAATTCGCCTATTTCCCTCTCCACTTCATCTTGAGTCATGACTCTTTCTCTGGGTATTTTAAAATCTACAGGATTTTCCCTAATTGTTATATTTGGGCCTAATTCGTCCTTCCCCCCACCTATCAAATGACCTAAAACTTCAATATTCATCTTGGTTTCGAACTTCCTCTCTTCATTTGAAAAAGAACTCAAGTTATTGCTATGAGAGAAGTCCTGCTGGATGAAACCCTCATATCTATGATGCTCATCGCTTATTATAATATAGTTTATGCCCCCTGGAGAGGTTATAAACGGCACCATTATCTCGTTCATTTGTTGTTGGTACTCTGTTCTGATCGTTATCTCATAATTAACAGTTATATATACCGGAAGTGGTATTGTTATGGATTCATATACCACCTTTTTGTTAGCAGTTGGAAAGTTTGGTTGCCCCCTTTTTCTTTGTGCGTCAGCATTTGCGAAATTAGACGTTTTATCCTGCTTAATCCTTCTTGCTACTAATATGACACCACCCTTCTCATCAGATTCTGGTACCAAAGCTGCCTGAATCGTTCCCTTTTTAGAAGGATCTTTCACAAGACTTGTTCTCTCGACGGTCATTAGCGGAAGAACCAAAGACCCGTCTTTGTCCCTAACTCTAGAGTCTCTCTTGCTTTGAAAAACTCTTTCAGCAGATGTCCAGATAACAGGAAGAGGGGTCCATCCATTATTTGTGGTTGTGTGTAAATTAAGCCCCTCTAAATACGAAAGCATCGCAGTATCAATATTCTCTATTCTAGACGGAGGGAATGGAATTTCTTTTAATTTTTTAATATGGTCATCATTATCCGGCATTGAAGAGTCCCTCTCTTGCCTTGACACATTCGGCGGTTACTTCCATTTTGTGTCCAACTTGACCGAATATCTGTTTTGGTTCGTTAAGGGTCACTATTTCGTAGTATTCTTCACCGTACAAAACAAAATCACCCTCTCGGACGAACAAATTCTGATCTTCTGTTAATCTTCTTTTGTGAAAATGAACAGTTATTTTTGATAACCGATCCACTCCTAGATTTGTAGTTTCTGTTTCATATCCCTGCCACTCGACAAGAGCGTATACTCTTATTGGGTTTAAAAAATTTTTATGAATTGCTTCTCCATAAACGGGATGAAAGTCGGTGTCCTCGATGCTAATTGGATAATACAAAATTTGCTGGCCAATGACCTTTTCGACCAATTCATCATTTATTTGTTTTACCAGGTCTCTTTCTTTTTTTCCCAGAAAGAGTGGTGGAGGAGCATCCTGGGGCTGCTTCCATTTATTGTCTGCCATGAATTATTACCCCACAAATACCGACAACGGTATCTTCTTTTGTATATTGATGCTGGCGTCCATTGTTTCTGAATCAATTTGAGCTAACTTAGAATATGTCATTTCAGCCAGTGTCGTCTTTAACTCCTCCCTTAACTTATCTTGTTCTTCTCTCGCCTGAGTTAACAAATCTGAACCGTTTAACGTAACCGACTCGCCTGGAATAGGAATGGTTTGAAACTTACTCCTAATCTGGCCGAGTATCTCTTTGCACAAAGATAGAGCGAACCTCCTAATCCACTGCTTACCTATGCTGTTTATGCTCTTATATGGCAAGTTTGCAAACGGTAGAGTATTCATGTTGTTAATACCATCTATCCCAGTGTCAGTTCCTGAAGCTTCCTCAGAAAACGGATCCGAAGGAATTGAAAACTGGACCCACATTTTAGAAGGTCCACGGTGGTATGGTATTGGAAAAATTCTCAACTTATTATCCTTTAATTCATACGAGAAGTGGGACATCCTTGTATAAATGGAGTCTTCAAACGCCATCGCCTGAGCTTTGTTGTGCCAAGCGGGAAT